CATTAGATGTTTCTATTACGATTGCAGCTCCAGGTGTATTTACTGCAGCGGCAAACTTTTCTAATGGCGACGCTTTGGTGCTAAACACCACTGGGGCGTTACCAACAGGTTTAGTTCCAGGCACGGTTTACTACGTGGTCAACACGACAGGATCAACTTTTAACTTGTCAACCACGTATGGCGGATCGGCAATTACAACAACTGGCACACAGTCTGGCACGCACACTATTTCTGTAAGAGGTATTCCAGTTACTTCTTTGGGTGGCGCAACAGGTGTTCCTACAGTGCAGAACTTTATTTTTGTATCTGACATCAACCGTTTTGTGTTTGCTTTTGGATGTAATGATTATGGATCCAGCGTTCAAGATCCTATGTTGATTCGTTGGGCTGACCAGGAATCTGTGGTGGATTGGACGCCAGCAGCTACAAATCAGGCTGGTAGCGTTCGTCTTTCGCATGGATCGCAGATCGTTACCTGCATTCAAACACGCCAGGAAATTGTTGTATTAACCGATTCTTCTGTGTATTCATTGCAGTATTTGGGTGCGCCTGATGTTTGGGGTGCTCAAATTTTGGGCGACAACATTTCAATTACAAGCCAAAACAGTGTGTCACAGGCGTCCGGTATTGTGTTCTGGATGGGTGTGGATAAGTTCTATAAATACGATGGCCGTGTTCAAACCTTGCGCTGCGACCTTCGTCAGTACATTTATAGCGACATCAATCTAGCGCAGGCGCAACAGATTTGTTCAGGGACCAACGAAGGTTTCAACGAAGTGTGGTGGTTCTACTGCTCTGCCAATTCCACTGTTATTGACCGGTATGTTGTGTATAACTACCTGGAAGACATTTGGTATTACGGCACCATGGGCCGCACAGCATGGCTTGATTCTGGAACAGAAGATTATCCAATTGCCGCAACGTACAGCAACAACATCGTATACCACGAGTATGGAAACGATGACAACACAACTGGCGTACCTGCATCCATAAATTCCTACATCAGCTCGTCAGAATTTGATATTGATGACGGCCATAACTTTGGCTTTGTATGGCGTATCTTGCCTGACTTGACGTTCCGTTCATCTACTGGTGATTTGACGCCTCAAGTGACAATGACCCTGATACCTTTGCAGAACTCGGGCGCTGGATACAACGATCCTCAGTCTGAAGGCGGTCAAAGCTATGCCAACATCAGCCGCATAACTACTTCTCCGGTGGAAGAGTTTACCGGCCAGGTTTATGTGCGCGTGCGTGGACGCCAGATGGTGTTTAAGGTTCAGGGTAACCAGCTGGGCCTGCAGTGGCAGCTTGGCGCGCCACGTATTGACATCCGTCCAGATGGACGCAGAGGAAATTCATGAGCCTGATTGTTACGTCAGAGTACCAGCTAAGCCGGGTTGCACCTCCCAACCTGCCTATAGCTACGACTGAGTACAGTCAAAAATACCAAGAACAATTTAACAACGTGCTGCGGTTGTATTTCAACCAACTAAATAAGATTGTGGGGCAGCTTGTGGCATCCAATACAGAAGTACCAATTACATTTCCGCCGACTGCCTTGGATGCTTTTGGCCGACAGCGCGTCAGTCAGCCATATACCCTGTTTGATAGCCAGAATCGCTACGCAGCTGACAATCAGTTTGATACCTCAACAACTGGAACAGGATCAACCACGTTCAACTCAAACCAAGCCAGCGTCAGCATGAGCGTAACTGCCGGTGGGGTGGGTTCTGTTGTGCGTCAGACCTTTCGCAGTTTTCCTTACCAGCCCGGAAAAGGACTGTTGGTGCTTGCCACGTTTGTGATGGACAGCAGCACCAGCACAAATTTGACCCAGCGCGTTGGATACTTCAACACGCAGAACGGCGTGTTTTTCCAAAAGCTTGATGGTGTAAACAGCTTTGTTTTGCGCACCAACACAAGCGGTACGCCAAGTGATGCGCGGTATGTAAACCAAGCTGACTGGAACGGCGACAAATTGGATGGAACAGGGGCTAGTGGTCTGACTCTTGACTTGTCACACCCACAAATTTTGTGGATGGACTTTGAGTGGCTGGGCGTTGGATCTGTCCGATGTGGGTTCATCATCAATGGTCAGTACATTGTTTGCCACACATTCAATACCGCCAATACCTACGGCACGACCGTTTACATGACCACGGCCATATTGCCTGTGCGCTATGAAATTACAACTGCCTCTGCTTTGGCGGCTACTCTGACGCAGATCTGCTGTTCTGTTGCATCCGAAGGCGGGTTTGAACAGACGTCTATTGACCATGTGGCGCGTCGCACGACAATCTTCACCAACATTGACACCGCCGCAACGTTCTACCCCATCGTGTCCATTCGATTGGCTTCCGGGCGTACGGGGTCGGTAGTATTACCAAATCGGGTTCAGTTTCTGCCTACAACCAGCCAGAACTACGAAGTGGTATTGCTAAAGAACCCGACTTTGACAGGCGCAACCTGGGCGGCTACGGTTCCCTCTGACAGCAACGTGGAATTTGACGTTGCGGCCACGGCCATCAGTTCTGTCGGGACGATTGCTCAGACAGATTACGTCACATCGTCAGGAAGTGCAGGCGTTAGCCAAACAAGCTCCCCAACGGGGTACAACTGGGACTTGCAGCTTGGCGCGTCGTTGGCGGGTGTAAGTGACATTTACACGCTTGCTGTGCGAACCGTATCTGGTGCAACCAAGGGTGATGGCGTTGGTTCCATTTCTTTCTACGACCTGACGCAGTAAGGAAAAGACATGGCTACAAAACCAACATTGTCAGACTCTTTGACCGCCCTAAAGATGGCTTTGGGGAAAATTGAGAAAGACTTTAAATACGATGTAAACGGCGATGGCGTCATAGACACCACAGACGTTCTTGGCCTTCAAAAGGCATACTTGGGCAAAGACCCAGGATTTGCTTTTGTAGGCGATGCTTTTTCTTCTCCTGCCGGTAAAACCCCCGAAGAGTACGCAGCGATTGAGAAGGCCAACCAAGAGCGTATTGCGGCAGAGCAAAAAGAAACTGAACGACGGCAGGCATTATTGGCGGACGCCCAAAAAATTTATGGCAACGTCACGGCTGATCTAGTTGCTAACAACCCCAATCTTTCTGCTCAAGAGTTAGCCAGCCTTGCCACTCGAAATTATTGGGCTAACGAATCTGAGGCATTTGCCCGTGTGTCAGAGGGCATGAAGAATGGCACTGCTCAGATTAAACAAGTTATTGATGGATATGATGAAAGCAATCAGCCAATTACTCGTTTAGCAATTACAACCGGCGAGCATCCAGGCTACGACACGCTGTATTTAAACGAAACGCCTCAGAAAGGCGTATATCAATTTTCCACCCCCAACCAAGTTGCTGGTGGGATGATTCATGGTGTCATTCAGGCTGATCCAGAAAAAGGCACGTATACACCAATTCAAGACTTTACCAAACAAATTAAATACACGCCGGGTGAAAGCGGTAGTTTTTTTGGTAATTTGGTTGGCGATTTGGGCGATATGTATAAGAGCCTTGGTCCAATCGGTGGGATTATTGGAAATGCAATTGCTCCAGGACTTGGCTCAGCTTTAAGCGCGATTACAGCAATTGACGAAGGAAACACAGCCGGTGGAGTTTTGGGTGCTTTGGGTGCTGCTGGTGCCTATGGAGGGGCAGCTCTGCAAGCTGGTGACACCTCTGGACTGGGTGGGGTTCTGGCTGAGAACCTGCCTGAAATTAAAACTGCGACGAGCGCAGCTCAACTGGCAAACGCAGTTCAATCTGGAAACCTTGGCGGTGCTTTAACTGCGGCAGGTAATCTGACCGGTGTATCTGCAGACCCTGCAGTCAAGACAGCCATCCAAACGGTTGGTCTTGTTCAAGCCTTAGATTCTGGAAATACTGCCCAGGCTTTAACGTTGGTTGGTCAATTGACTGACAACCCGGATGCCAAAGTTGCAAGCGATGCAATTAAGTTGGTGAACGCGATTAACAGCGGTAACCCTCTTGCTATTCAAGGTGCCGTAAGCACGCTTGCAAAAACTACTGGGGCAAATGAAATTGCAGGCCCGGTTGACCAGAAAATAATTGATTCTGTTTTGGATTCACCGGCAACCAAAACAACAGCGGATGTTGGATCAATCCTTGGTTCTGATGAAGTCAAGGCTGGAACACAGCAACTTATTGATGCAATTACCAACCCGCAGAATACCGCATCGTACACCGGCACTCAAGTGGCAGATGCAGGTGGGACAACTGGATTGCCTTCTGACAAAGTCACAGACAAAGATCTGGAGCAGTTGGGTGTTGGTCTTCCCACAGATACTGGAACCAATCAACTTACCACAGAAGATCTTGCCAAAATTGTTTCTGGGGGCATTGGTGATGCCACGTTGACTGGCGGAACCGGAGAAGACTCTGTAAAAGCAACAGGGCAAGACACCATTACAGGTGCTCAAGATATTGGCAAAACCAATGTCGCAGATCAAGAAACAAAAACTGAAGCAAAAACATCTGATGTAAACACAGGCGTTGTCATTAATCACGACCCAGACACGGGCGTTGCAACAGTTATAGACAACAAGGGTGAAGTAAAAGATGTCAAGGTGGATACGGCTGTAGAAACCGGGACAGTTATTAACCTTCCTGATAATAAAGAAGAGAAAAAAGAAACAACGATTGTTGCTGATGACGGAAGCACAATAACGCTTGATTCAAAAGGCAACGTTACAAACGTTACTGATGCAACAGACGTTGCTAAGACTAACGTGCTTGATACAGTTTTGGGAAACCAAGACACTATTCCTTCAGCTCAAGACACAATATCCACCAAAACAGACACCATTACTGGAGGTGCTGACACATTGGTTGGTGGTCAAGATACAGTGGTCGGTAAAGGCGAAGACACCATCAAAGGTTCCCAAGATACGGGGAAAACTTTTGTCGCAGATGACGGAAGTACTTTGACTATCAATTCTGACGGCACTGTCAGCAGTACAGAAGCAACAGTTGATGGCGGGACAGGAACTGATACCCTCTTGGGTGGGACAGGCACTGACACTCTACTTGGCGGGACAGAAACAGATACTTCCGTTGGCGGTGATGGTGAAGATTCCATTGATGGTGGGGAATCCACTGTTGATGGAGGGACGGGGACTGATACTCTTCTTGGCGGGACGGGCACTGACACAACTGATGGAGGGACGGGGACTAATACCCTTGTTGGAGGTGAAGGTGAGGATTCCATTGAGGGCGGCGAATCCACAACAAAAGGTGTGACGGGAAACGACACCATAACCGGCGGAGATGGAACGGACGTCATTTCAGACGACGGCACCACCGATGACATTCAAAAAGTCATTGATGACTTGATCTCCACAGATACCGGCACAGGAACAACGATCGTCAATGATGACGGTAGCACAATAACGCTTAACGAAGACGGCACTGTTACCAGCACAGAAGCTACAGATACAGATACCGAAGCAAATGGTAAAACCATTGTTTACGATGATGGAAGTACGCTAACACTCAATGCTGATGGCACTGTCTCCAGCACTGATTCAACGGATGATGAGTTTGATCTGTACGATTTGATTGGTATTGATAAATCTTCTTTGAAAGATGATGCGCCGTTAGATCAAGATGAGATAGACAAAATCATCAATGGCGAGCTTTTTGATACAACGCAAACTGATAAAGACAAGACGGTTGTTCCTGACATTAGATTGCCGGTAACCAAAGATACAGTTGCGCCGCCAGTTGTAAAGCAACCTGCAGAAACTGGAACCAGGCTGTCGGCTTCAGACATGTCTGCTTTGTTTAGGCTTCTGTACCCTGAACAAGAAGTGCAACAACCTCAAGAAGAGGAAGTTTCTCCATACGCAAAGATTAAATCTGAAGGCGAGATGGACCCAGAAGTGGCGGCATTCTTTGAGTCTTTAGGTATTAACCCTCAAGAGGTTGCCAAGAGCATGCCTGAGCAAAAGGCGGTTGGCGCTCCTCCTGAGCCAGCAGCCAAACCTTTGGAGAAGAAAGA